AACTGTAATAAGCAATAATCTTACTATCCGTTTCTAATAAAGTCGTAGTATAACGGAGATGTTTTAGATATATCTTTGAATCGTTAAATAAAAAATCGTTCAAATCGGTATTCCCGCAATCGAACGATTTAAAATTATAGTCTTTGTTTAATTGGGTTACTGTAACTTTTCCATTTTTCAGTAAATCCCAAAAATCAATAGAATGTTCCACCTGAAATTGATACCAATAAATTGTAATTTTCTTCCATCTCTTTAATCTCTTTTTTCTTAGCATCCTTTTCTTCAGGCGTAAGTTTCTTTGTCAGAGATTCCAAAAGACTTTTTCTGAATCTTTTGGCATCTTCTCCTTTAATTGTAGGAGTGTTTTGAATAGGACGTGCCATACTAGACTTTTTGTTTTTGGTTTTACTTATCAAATATAGAATTATATCCTATATTTATTGAATTTTATGTGCTTTAGGTGATTATTCGTATTTCCTGACTGCACAAATATACAACAACAACATCAAACACCCAACAAACGATCACTAAATTGAGTATTTTCAATGGTTATTTAACCATCACTAACCTCACAATGTTAATTATTAACAGTTTCAGCACCGTCTTTTCTCTCACCAATAACACTAACTTCTAGCTGGCTATCAGATAGAAGAAGAACACTAATAACAGCTATATTAAAACAAAAAAGCCCGAATATAATCGGGCTTTCCAAAGCACCTCTTTCGAGGTATCCAGTACAGAATGTCGTCAAACAAAAGATCTTGATAATGCTTAATCAAAATTGAACTGTACTCAATTCTTTTGCTAAGATATGTATTTCTTTTTCTATTTTCTTCTTTTGGTCTTTAGATGCCATTGTTATTCCTTGCTTATATCTTCTCATCAAAGAAGGATTAATACCTATTTTCTTAGCAAGTTCACTGACATTAAAGATATTATAAGTTTTAAAGAAACCTGAAATGTCATATTGATAATCAAATTTAATATCACCTTTGTTCAAAGATTTAATAACATTTTCATCTTCACACTCATCAACAAACATTTCCAAGTTGTCTCGCAGATCTTCTTTGGCTTCCGATTCGGTCAAGCCATATCCAAACAGTGATACACCTTCCAATTCAGGACAGTATATACCGTATCCTCCGTCAGAAGCTTGTTCAATAACAGCCTTAATAACCTTTTTAGCCATAATTACATATTTTATTAGTTAGTTTATCAAAAAAAGAAATGTACGAGCAAGTAGATAATTAGTTCAAACATTTGGATAGAGTCATTTAATTTTTTAATTAAATCAACGTACATTTCATTATTTCACTCTACTTGCTGCAATATGAATCGGAATTATACGCTCTAAAAGAGCAGGGCTTATTTCAGCCCTGAATCCTTTAGAATCTTTTCCAAAGTTCCCGTAGGAACCTCTTTGCCAGGGTGTCTTCCGACTGGAATGGGCGTTGGGTAATCAGGATGAACATACTTAATATGTTTTTTCCCTTTCTTCTTCTCCCATCCGTTTTCCTCTAGCATCTTGTACAGTTCACTAAATTTCATATTGCTAAAGATTTTAAATTAATACTATCAAAGATCTCTTTTCCGTTTGACAATGCAAAAGTAACGTTTTTGTTACTACCTACCAAATAAAACAGTAACATTTTTGTTACTAGATTAATTATTTAACATTTTTAGCCAGAAATGAGTTAATAAAGAAGGAAAAGAGAAGTAATTAGATACAAAAAACGCCCCTCTTGCGAAGGGCGGGAATGGGTTAGGAGTAAGAAGGAGGTTATCTGGATTTCCCCATAGCTATAACCTCGGTTACTATTTTAACTCTATATCCACCTTGAGATCCGTGAGAAACATTATATATCTCTTCTTTCTTTTCATTAGCTTCAGATTCAGTTAAATCACATATTTTCTTGTCTAAGAAGGTTGCATCCATTTTTTCAGTTTGACCTTTATATGTATATGTAGCTACTCTAATTTTAAAAGTCCAGCAACATTTTTCCTCTTCTTCTTTAGAGCAAGAAAGAAAAAGGAAACAAAATAAAATGAATATAAAATTTCTCATATACTATTTACCAATTATCATTTTCATTACCTACCAAACCATGTTTTACGGCTTCTTCTATTTTATCCATTATTACATTAGAATAAGCATGAGCCATTACAAGAGCCTTGGAAGATGTCTTCTTTGCTTTATGCTGATCCTTTTCACTAAAAGGATAACAAGTGTCAATAGTCCATTTTTCAATATTTAATTGCGGTTTTTGAGTACCGTCAGAGAAAGCTGATATAATTCCACCTCCTATAACTTTCTCAACATTATAATATTGAAGAGTATATGTCACACGAATCTTCTTATCTTTAATATCAATTTTTATAATAGGAGTCATACTCACTTTATAACGACTCATTCCTCCAAGATGTTCAGCGATATTATCAACATATCCTTCAGCTATAATAGATCCCAATTCTTTATCATTCAATTTTATAACAGAATTTGCATCATTAAAAGATGCGGTGACCCAATGGTTCAATATAACATATAGTTGCTCTTTGGTTTGATTACCGCATTCTATAACCTGTTGGTAGGTTAATGAATTGTTTTTATCTAGAGCCAACTCTTTAGACAAGTTTTCAGCAGCTTCAGTCCATTTTTCTCCGTACCTCTCTTTTGCATACTTTTCAAGTTCTTCCGCCCTCATTACTTGAGCACTTATTGATACTGATAACAAACAGATAGCTAACAAAAATAAGATTTTCTTCATGATTGTGTGTATTTTAGTGTTTTACAATTATTTGGCAAAGATACGTTTAAATATCTTTATTTATCAAATAATTTACAATATATCCTCATGCGCCACGTAAAAAAGTTGTTTTTTCTTGCTTTTTTCAAAAATAGTTTGTACGTTTGCGGCGTCAAAAATCTCATGGGCGAGCGTAGCCCACAATATTTATTGGAGGGCATTTTTTATGCTTGTACGTAACTAAAGATATTTAGCGTATGTCCTGTGCGGTAGCAGTAATGCCCGCAAAGTATCCATGAGAGCTTTGACAACAGGTAACATACGCTTTTTTTATTGTCAAAATTATCATGGAAGAATTAAAACTATTCCAATCGCCTATCTTCGGGCAAGTGCGTACCGTAGTAATAAACGGTCAAGTTATGTTTTCTGCAACTGATGTTGCAAAGTGTTTGGGGTATGCGAATCCTAATGATGCGGTGATAAGACATTGCAAATCAGACGGGGTCGCATTTTGCGAGGGGGTGGTAAAAAAGGGTCTAAAGAAAGACGGTACTACCTACGAACAAACAGGGGAAATCAAAGTAGTCTCTAAAGGTAATGTAATCCGCTTGGTCGCAAACTCGACACTTCCACAAGCCGAAAAAGTAGAAAGCTGGATTTTCGATGAAGTAATCCCCACTGTATTAGAAACCGGTGGATACATCTCCACCAAACAGGACGATACTCCCGAAGAAATCATGGCAAGAGCCCTCACCATCGCACAAGCCACCCTTGCAAAGCGTGAAGAACGGCTAAAGCAACTCGAAGCCGAAACGGAACAACAGCAAGCCACTATCGAGTTGCAAGAAAAGGAAATCAAGCAGGCAGCCCCGAAAGTCAACTACTACGACACCCACCTGCAATCGGTCAACACGCTTACTTCCACACAGGTAGCCAAACAAATCGGAATGGTTGCGGAGAAACTACACAAGAAACTGAATGAAGCCGGAATAATATTTTATCAATCTGGGCAATGGCTTCTGTACTCCCCTTATTCCGCATGGAAGCTACACGACACCCGCACCAATACCTTCACCCGTTCGGACGGTTCCACAGGGACAAACTCGTACACCGTTTGGACGGAGAAAGGAAGAAGGTTTATTATAGCTTTGTATGAGAACGGATGGGATGTAAAGAAAGCCATCAAGCAGATAAAAGGTGAGCTGAATACTGCAGCATAACCCTTCCCCCTTCCCTAATTCATAATTTACAGCAGTCCGTTTCAATGCCGGACAGCCACAACTATATCGAAAATTTGAAAGAAAATGAAGAAATTATTTGTAAATACAGAAAGTGTTGCTACCTTTGCAACATCCTTCAATTCACAAGGCAAGCGGAAGCCTGCCATTTGCGTAGGCATTTTTTATGCCTTAACATATTCTTTTTTAGTTAGAATATTAAATGATATTCGGCTGCTACCCCCGTGTGGAGCATTAATGTGCCCACTGCCTTGTGAGGTGAAGGATAACGGGAAAGGGCAGCCGTTTTTTCTTGCCTATAATGCCAAAATAATCCGATTTCACATGGCAGAATTAGTAATTCAAAACAGTAATGGCAACGATGTTACTACTTCATTAATCGTTGCAGAAGTGTTCGGAAAAGAACATAGTAAGGTAATGAGAGATATTGAAAACCTCTCATGTTCAGAATCTTTTAGGGTCGCCAATTTTGGCTATACCCCCTACACCCATCCACAAAACGGTCAAGTTTACCACTACTACGAAATGACAAAGGACGGTTTTTCTTTCCTCGTCATGGGTTACACAGGCACAAAAGCCGGAGAGTTCAAAGAAAGGTTCATTAACGAGTTCAATAGACGTGAAGCGTTACTCAAAAATGACGATTATATCCTCATGCGCTCCCAACAGATTCTTCAAAAGCGTTTGGAAGCATCCGAAGAGAAAATTAAAAAGCTGGAAGTGGAGAAACAGGCAATCATCGAAGAAACGAAGCCTGCGGTAGTGTTTACCGAGTGCGTGAAGAATTCCCCGACTAATATCCTTGTTCGTGACCTTGCCAAGCTAATCACGCAGAACGGATTCAAAATCGGAGAGTGCCGCCTGTATGATTGGTTGGTAGAGAAGAAGTATCTTATCCGCCATAAGCGGTGGAGCAAATCAAAGGGAAAGTATGACAACGATTACACCCCTACGCAAAAGGCGGCGGAGATGTTCCTTTTCTTCGTAACTGAAAATGCGGTAATGCAGGGAGGTAACCTTGCATTTATCAAGCACACCTGTTACGTAACAGGCAAGGGGCAGGTTTACTTCTTGAACAAGTTTAAAGAGCTTTCTAAAGCCGCATAACCACACCGCCATGTTAGAGTTATTAATAGTGCTGGGCACTCTGTACGTAAGTTATAGGGTGTTCCGTAAGGGGAGCGAACGCTTCTTTTACAACGACTAAAAATACAGCTTATATGCTGTAAATCATCAAAATAAAACGAATCACACGAATCACACTAATAAAAATATATCACTATGGAATTTTCAGAAATTAGAGAAAAGTTTGAAGGTCTGAATGCAGACCAAGTTTGCGAACTGGCAAAGTTCGGTAAAGAGATTTTAGACCATGCCGGAATGTTCGGCTTATCATCTGGGTTGCTGAACTTGATTAAGGATATTCTCAACGCAGATGATTATGTGTATGATGACAATAAGTGTACAATCGAGACACTTATACATATTATCAGCCTTGTTAATGATTTGACTGAAAAATGCCTGCATGAACGCAAAACCCCGTTTGGGCTTACAGGGCTAAAAGATGATAATGAATACTTAGGATTAAAAGAAGAAACCAAAATAGAAGCATTATAATAGATTTTGTCAGGGGCTTCGGTCCGGCACATTAGTTGACGCCAATCAGCGGGAAAGGGTAGCTTTTAAAGCTGCCCTTTCTTTATGATTTACATTGCCAACAGATTGATGATGCCCTGTCTACCAATTCCGGTAATCTTTCTATGGTAGATAATATGTCCGTTGTCAGCAACCTCTTGCTTTATATCAAACCAACCAAGCGTAGAGTATTTAGTGTATGGTACCCATGTCTGATTAACTTTGTATTGTACGCCAAGTTCTTTTAAACGGTTATTGAGTTCAATTGCCGATTTAAGCCCTAATTCTTTAGCAACTTCCGTACATGTATAGGTCTTATTGACATGAGTTAGTACTGCTACCTGTTTCTCTGCTTCAATACGTGCCGACCGTTCTTCTTTTAGCTTAGTGAGAAGCTCGATTCCGAAATCCGGGTTATTCAATATCTGGTCAATAACATTGTCGGTAGCGTATATGCCATGCTTGCGGATAGAAGGTAATACTTCGTGTATAATCCATCTTTTATAAGGTCTAACCTTATTGCTACTGCTTAGTAAAAGCGTATCATACAGCCCTGATTCATTCACAAATGTAGCCATTGAGTTACCTACAATCTCCATATCCGGGTTTAGGTCGTGTAAATCAATCATTTGCACATCTTCCTTTTCTAATCTTGATTTAATTGATGAAGGATTTGTCAATTCAACCACCTTACATATATCTGCCAAGCAGAATAATGGTTCTTCACTTGTTCCGGCTACACGAACTTCACCGAAAGCTTCATTTTTGAAAATCTGAATATCATTCATACAATTTTCGTAGTGTGTCCTTTCACACACAGGAATATAAAAAAAACAGCACCGAACGCTTGAGGATCTTTCGGCACTGTTTATATATTCCCAACTCTATGGAAATACTTAATATCTTATATGCGCTTCCCCAAGCTGTATCGCACTACAAATATAGCAAGTTTTTATTATTTGGCAAACAATTATTTTATTTTTCTTTCGACGGTATTTTATTGTTCTATTTTTCCTATGTTTTTTGTATAACCCCCGTAATTTTTCTAACCGCACACCCTGAATATTGTCCTATTCTTCGTATTACGGATATATATATTCGACGAAAACACCTTTGTAATCTTCTCCCTCTTTTGCATACCAAATACTGCCATCCTCTTTTTTGAATAGGACATACACCGATTTCTCCATTTTAGCCGCCTTCTTTGCGATTTCCCGCATTTTCTCTATATAAGCAAGCCGTTTATTACCTTGACACCAGCAACTCATAATACGCCAAATTTTGAAAAGTAATTCTTAAGCGCCGGGTTAAGCACATATTCGAGGAAGTATTCACGGGACTTCACTCCTACTCCCAATATGGCACTTCCATACTTCCTTTCTATATCCGGTCCTATGTCGCTTCCTCTAGTTTCTATCTTCAACCCCTTTGAGGACGAAGAGACACGTATAGAATCATAAAATTCCCCTGTTATAATGAGGTTGGGAGTATAAATATCCCTAGCCGGATACCCCTGGAAAGAGGGAGTAGGCTTTGTTATTCTCTTCTTCATCTTAGCGTACCCCTTCGCATTGTTCTTCCACTTTCCGGCTTCATCAGTAGCAAACCAAGGATCGTTCAAATAAGTAGGTCGCAATGGTTTATCATTCCCATTTACACCTGAATACAACTGCTCTGTCACAAATTCCCTAACAAGAGATTTGTTCGAATCCATAGTGTGTTGAACCTCTCCTTCAAACCCATTAACAAAAGCTGTCACATTATCCAATACTTCTTTTATTGTAGCCATACGCAAATTATAAGAGAAAAGGGAAGGCAAATGCCCTCCCCTCTTGAAAACAAACCACTTAAATAATACCCTCTGAAGGAGTTCTGATACCGACAATCTTGTCGTAGATGTCAGAGAGGATATTTTCTTTTTCAGAATCCGTACGGTCAGAAAAAAAGACCTTGTGTTTCGCAATGAACTCCTTTTTCTTCATCTTCCGTACCTCTTCATCTACAAAATTGATTCCCTCGACTTTCATGATACCCACTGTTCAATACCAACCACACCGTTTTCCTGCAAAACTTTAGGGGACTTCAAGGAAGGAGTGCCGGTTGCCGTGATAACCAAATTTCCATTCTCAAATTTAACAGCGGACACCTCTCCATCAAAGCAAGCAGATGCACCTTCCGCCAATGCCGCACCGAAGAAAGAGGTAACATCAAGACCACCAAAATGCTCTCTTAGTTTATAATTGTTTTCTCCTGTGTCGAGTTTTACGAGTTCAACATACACAAGTCCTTTCAAGGCTTCCACAACATCGAACTTGTATACACGATAATCTGCGTTCTTCACGTATTTTTCGTAATCCTTGAACATCGTCCCAATAGTAAGGTTAGCCTCCGTACCGGATGAATCCCAGTCTTGTCCGCCCGGATAAACACCGGAAAGAGGAATACCAGCAAGAATATCGGTGCCGTCATTCATTCCGTACACGACATTGTTTTCATCTACGAAGTACGCATCAAAAGCAACACCTTTGGCTGCCATGATATTCGCTTTCAGACTGGCATCATATTCATCCACTGTCCAAACATCATCCTTTGCGGAATACGATGTAATCTTGTTAGGACCATATCCGACTGCTGCCTTGTTGGCTTCCCCACCGGAAGGTGCATATTCAATAATTGTCTTGATCGGGAAGATACGATTCGGACGGTCATCATGACAAGCCGCCTCAAGCAATTCCGCTGTAGCATTTGCGGGAAGCTTATAACCATGCATCGTAAGAATAATAGCCTTTACTTTTCCCGGATCAAGCAAACATTTTGAAGTACCGGTATTAAATTGAGCCATACCGGCACATTCTCTAAATTCTGTTGCCATAGCACTTAATATTTTTAATTTTAATATTCAAATTCTTTATCTCGATAGCGTCGATGAAATCTCTAAATGGTTTACCGTCAGCTTCCACTCCCTTTCTTCCATATCGGTAGTTTTCTGTATATAAATGAGGAATTACACCGTTATACTCATTAACAATGTCCGGAGATGAAAGTATGCTTTTTATGAAAGCATCATAAACAGGTCGTAGAACATTGATGAACGACACCCTTTCCCTTTCTTCATTAAGATACTCCTTCCGAGTATCTACCATGATAATAAATTCAAGACTGGCGTTTGGGATCTTAGATGTACGATCCTCGATATACGGAGAATACAGGCATATAATAGGAAACTTTAGTTTGCTTCTCTCTTGCGACTGACTCCATTCAGTTAACTGCCCGGCAATATATTCCCAATCTCCAAACATATAGGAAACATTACTGCCATATATTTTCGCAGTATTATCTACAATATCTCTGAATATGTCGTTTATTGATTTCATATTCCCAGTCCATTTATGAGTTCAAGCATAGTTGTGTTAAAAACAAAGCCGTCATATCCCTTATCTGATTCCAGGAAATCATACAAATCTTCATTCATCTGCACCATATTATTCCAAGCAGAAATCAAAAGAGGATTTGGATCCGCCTTTTT